AGGTCCTGAACGCGGGCGAGAAGATCGAGTTCGCGGAGCCGGCCGATGTCGGCGGCACCTACGAGGCCTTCTTGTACCGCAACCTGCTGGACATCGCGGCGGCGTGCGGCGTCCCCTACATCGCCCTGACCGAGGACCCGTCGAAGGGCAACTTCTCGTCCCAGCGCGGCATCGAGCTTCAGCACAAGCGCCGGGTCTCGCAGTTCCAGCACCAGTGCCTCGTGTACCAGATGTGCCGGCCGATCTGGGCTCGGTTCGTCGAGACGGCGGCGCTCGCCGGGGCCATCCCTGGCCTGGGTCCGACCCGCTTAAACCGAGAGCGTGCCGCCCTCACCACGGTGAAGTGGCAGCCGCCGAAATGGGACTGGGTCGATCCGCTGAAGGACCGCAAGGCCGATCAGCTCGACATCGAGATGGGCGTCACCTCCCGCGACGACGTCATCGAGAGGCGGGGCGAGGATCCCGAAGAGGTCGATGCCCGCCGCAAGGAAGGCCAGGACCGCGCCGACCAAGCCGGCATCCGGCCGCCGCCGGGCTCGCCTGACGATGTCCCGGTACCACCCGAACCCACCGAACCGCCGCCGACCGGAGACGACGAATGACCGTAGCTCTGCGCGCGCTGACGGCAGAGCCGTGGGCCATCCGCCCCGACTACCTGCACTTCATGGCCAGCCTCGCCAGCCTCGACCGCGACGGCCGGGCCGGGCGGCGCTCGGCCGAAGGTGAGGACTGGTTTCGGCTCGACCTCCAGGCGGCCGTCGGCCCCACCGCGCAGCGCATGGACGGCGCCCGCTACGCGATGCTCACCCGCGAGGGTGTGGCCATCATCCCGGTGGTCGGGCCGATCTTTCCCCGCGCGAACATGATGACCGAGATGTCCGGCTCCGGCACCTCGGCGGCCATGCTCGCTCGCGACCTGCAGCTGGCGCGCGACAGCGCGGACGTCGGTGCCATCCTTCTGATGGTCGATTCCCCGGGCGGCTCGCCGACGGGCATCAATGCCTTGGCGGACCAGATCTATGCGATGCGCGGGCGCAAGCGCGTTCTGGCCCACGTCACCGGCACCTGCGCCTCGGCGGCCTACTGGGTCGCGTCGGCCGCGGGCGAGCTCGTCACGGAGAAGACCGGCATCATCGGATCGATCGGCGTTGTTGCGGCGGTGCCAAAGCAGGTCGAGCCGGACGCCTCGGGCACGCTGTCCATCGAGATCGTCTCGTCGAGCGCGCCGAACAAGCGTCCCGACCCGCAGACGGAGGAAGGCGCGGCCGAGATCCGAGTGCTGCTCGACGGCATCGAGGATCAGTTCATCGCGGACGTGGCGCGCGGTCGGAAGACCACGGCCGCCCGCGTCCGCACCGACTTCGGCGGGGGCGGCGTCAAGATCGGCGCGGCAGCAGTCGCCGCCGGCATGGCCGATAGGGTCCAGACCTACGAGCGCAGCCTCCGCGAACTGACCCAGACCTCCGCGAACGAGCGCGTCGCGCGCGCCGCCCAGCGGTAGCCAACACCCATCCGCGGCATCCGCCCGGACCCGGCGCCTCGGCGCCACCACCACCACCACGGAGAATGGAATGCCCGGCGACCTCGCTGGCCTTCGTCGCGATCGCACGAAGGCATCCAACCGCATGACCGAACTGGCGACCGCCGCGCGCGGTCGCTCGATGACCGATGACGAGCAACGCGATTTCGACGCTGCCGCCACCCAGGTGAGAGACTTGGACGCGCAGATCTCCCCCCTCGAAGCCGAGGGCCCGCGCAGCGATACGTCGGCCATCGGCCGCGCCCAGGCCGCCGAGATCGCCCGCCTCTGCGCCGATGGCGGTGTGCCCAGCATGACGGCCTCGCTTCTGGCCGAGGGCGCCAGCGTCGACGACGCCAAGAAGCGGATCGCTTCGGCCGGCGAGGCTCAGAACCTCGTTGCGCTCGCGCGCCAGAAGAACGCGAGCATCCCCGAGGACCTCGCCACCACCATGCTGGCCGAGGGCAAGTCCGTGGAGAACGTCCGCGCGGCGCTCTTCGACAAGCTCGTCGCCACGGAGGAGAGCACCGTCCTCTTCACGCAAAAATCCGCAGGCGGAACCGCAGGGTCGGGGGCGTCCAAGCCCGTCGATCTGGTCGCCGACATGAAGCGACGCCACGGCGTCAAGGCCTGAGGAGGATCGATCGATGGCCCTGAAGACCCTGTCCTACAAGACCGATTCCGACGTCGTGAAGAACGAAGGTCGCGGTCGCATCAGCCGTGACGAAGGCATCCTCGCCACCGGGTCCGGCATCCTGCGCCCCGGCAAGGTGCTCGGCCGGATCACCGCCTCGAAGAAGCTGGTCCCGCTCGCGCCCGCCGCGTCGGACGGCTCGGAAAAGGCGGATTGCGTCCTGCTCCAGAACGTCGACGCCACGACCGCAGACCAGCGTGTCGTCGTCCTCGCCCGCCATGCCGAGGTGGTGCTCCAAGCTCTGGAGTGGCCCGCCGGCATCAACGCAGTCCAGCAGGCGGCCGCCCTGGCCGCTCTCGAAGCCAAGGGCGTCGTCGCCCGCCTGGGGGTTTGACCAATGGCAACGCCGCTCGATCTTCTCAACGCGCCCGAGTTCGCCGATGACCGGCTGACCGAGAGCATCAACATCCCGCCCTACGCCACCGGTCGCCCGGCTCAGCTCGGCATCTTCACCGACACGCCGATCAACACGACCTACGCCCGCATCGCCATCGAGGAAGGTGAGATCACCATCATCCCGGCGCGCGAGCGCGGCGGCCCGGGCAACAAGAACATGGGCACCGATCGCCAGGAGGCCCTGGTCCGGATCCCGCACTTCCCGCTGGACGACGCGATCACGCCGTCCGACCTGCAGAACCTGCTGGTCTACGGCAACGGCTACGTCCTCCAGACGCTGGTCAACGTCTACAACGCGAAGCTCGAGGCGATCCGGGCCAAGCACGACGCCACCCACCACCACCTCGACTGGGGCGCCCTCAACGGGCTGGTGGTGGATGCGTCCGGTCGGGTGCTCTGCGACCTGTTCGAGACCTTCGACATCGAACAGAGCGTCGTCGACTTCGACCTCGACAACGCGTCTACCGACGTGGCGGCCAAGAACCGGGCGCTGAAGTCGATCATCCGCAAGGCCCTGCGCGGTCAGCCGGCGTCGGGCGTGCGCGTCCTGGCCGGCAGCGAGTTCTTCGACCGCTACGTCGCCCACGCCAGCGTGAAGGAAGCGCTGAAGGCCTACGCCGGGCCGACGGCCAACCCGTCCCGCGACGACGTGGCGGACACGTTCGTCTTCGCCGGCTTGACCCTCGAGCGCATCGACGAGGACTTCCGCTACCGCCAGCCGGACGGCACCTACGTCACCCGCGAGGCCGTCGGCGAGAACGACGCCATCGCGATCCCGCTCGGGACCCCGCTGTTCAAGCGCTACGTCGCGCCGCCGGACAGCATCCAGGAGGCAAACATCGCCCCCTCCACCAAGGTGTTCGTCTCCACCGACCTGCTGCCGCACGGCAAGGGCCAGGAGATCCACACCGAATCCAACGTGCTCCCGATCTGTCTGCGCCCGGACACGATCGTGAAGCTCACCCGCACCTGACGGAGGCTGGAATGTACGTTCGGATCAAGAAGGCGTTCGAGTTCGAGAACGATCGCGGCGAGAAGGTCACGGCCCCCCGTGGCTGGATCGGCGATCTGCCGGACGAGGACGGCAAGGCGGCCATCGCCTCCGGCCATGCGGTCCATGGCGACCCGCGCTCGCTCCCCGGCGCCGAGGCCGTCGAGGAGGCGGATGGCCTCGATGCCAAGACGAGGCCCGAGCTCGAAGCGCTCGCGGCCGAGCGCGGCGTCGACATCACGAAGGCCAAGACCAAGGCGGACGTGATTGACGCGCTGAAGGCGGCCCAGGCCTGATGACGTTCGCCTCGGAGATCGCGGAGGCCCGGCACGCGGCCCTCGACGGTTTTCGGGGCGAACCCATCCGCATCGAGCCGCGCTCGACACCGCCCGGGCCGCGTTCGGTGAGTGGCCCCGACCCGGTTCGGCCGGTGCGCGAGATCGTCGGCCGCTACCGCAGCAAGCCGATCACCGCCGAACTCGAGGGCAACCGCGAGGGCTCGCGCTTCCAGTCCATGACCCGCATCGCCGGCAACGCCATCACGATGCGCATCTCGCCTGCCCAGGCGGCCGCCCTCGGTTACGCGCTCGCCGCCAACGACCGCATCGTGCTGCTCGCCCGGCCCGGCGCGCCCGCCTTCACCATCGTTCGCGTCGGCGCCCGCGACGGCGGTGAGCTGATGCTGGAACTGACCACGGAGGCCGCCGCATGAGCCTGGTCGCCTACGCTATCCGGACCTGCCTCGGCGCCGCCCTCGTGGGGCGCACGCTCGCCGGGGATCGCGTCTACGATTCCGCCGTCCAGCCCATCGAGGAGATGGTCAAGCCCGAGCCGCAGCCGTTCCTCGTGGTCTCCACCGATGACGAAGAGATCACCTCGACTGGGTGGGCGCTGCTCGACGCCGACCGCGAACTCAACTTCGTGGTCGAGATCGCAATCGGCGGCATGACCCGCATCGACCTGCCCGAGGCCGAAGGCGGCGGCGCTGCCCTGCGCCTTGACATCCCGCACACCGACGAGGGCCTGGAAACCACCCTCAACATGGTTGGCCGGCAGATCTTCCGCGAACTCCAGATCGGCGGCCCATGGTCGGACCTGCTGCGCGAGATCACGTTCGGCATGAAGAAGGTCACCGTGCGCCGCGGCGCGAACACCGAGCAGGGCACACGATTCGCCGCGCGCCAGTACGTGTTCACCGCCGACACCATCGCCGAGCCGGAGTTCGGCGCCGAACCGGAGGGCGTCTGGATCCGCCTCCTCGACCTGATGCAAGCCGACGCCAATCTCGCGCGCGACGTGCCCCTCATCCGCCGCATGATCGTCGGCGACGTGCTGCCGGACTGGCGCCGCGTCCAAGCCGATTACGGCCTTACCGACCGGTCCTACCGCGCTCTCGGCCTTGGTCCGCTGTTCACCGGCGTCGGCGAGCCGCTGGCGCAGCGCCTGACTGTTGATGGGCCTCGCCGCATCGCCCACGTCGAGCCCACCCCGTGAGCGATTTCGAGGATCTGCTTCAAGCCCACATCAAGCTGAAGCACACCGTCGAGGAACTGCGGCACCAGGCATCGAGCATGATGCGCGTCGGCACCGTGAAGGAGGTCGACGGGAAGAAGGGCTATCAGGTCGACCTTGGCAATGACGACGACGGCAAGCCCCTGCCGAGCGCGTGGTATCCCCATCCCGAGCAGGGCGGCGCCTTCAAGACCTGGCGGCCCCTGACCAAGGGCCAGATCGTCTACGTGATCGCCCCCGGCGGCGACCAGCGCCAGGCCTTCATCGTTCCGAAGGGCGGCTTCTCCGACGAGAACCCGCAGCCGTCGGAGAAGCTC